TAGATCGCCTTGGTCTGCGTGATCGGCGCCGAGTTGAAGGCCCCGGCCTGCTCGATCGTCGCCTTGGTCAGGGCCGCCATATCGAATGTGGCCGTGTCGACGAGCGTCGAGATCTCGCGGATCGAGGTCGAATAGTCGAGCGTGGCCTTATTGAGAGCGACCAGCGCGGCGGTGACCGAACCGATCCCCAGGAGGCCGAGGGCGCTCCCGAGGATCTTCGTCGCCCCGGTCATCCCGCCGAGGCCGGCCATCGCGTTCCGGGCCTCGTCGCCGAGGCTCCGGGTCGCGGTCTCGGCCCGCCCGCCGGCTTGGGTCAGGCGGTCAAGGTTGTCCGTCGCGGTCGAGGCCGAACGGCTGTCGATCGCGATGCCGAGGGAGGCGAGATCGGTCATGTGTCGCTCTCCTCGGGGATCAGGGTCCGGCGGTAGATGGCATCAAGCCGGAAGATCGACCGGCGCTCCCAGGGCTCAAGGGCGTGGCCCTCGTCGGCCTCCCAGGCGTGGACGTCGTGCCGGGTGATCGGGTTCGGGCCGAAGCCGCTCGAGGTCCGGGTCTCGCAGAGGGCTATCCAGTAGCCCCAGACATGGGCCGCGCCCTTGGGCAGCTTCGGCCCGTGGTAGAGTTCGGCGATCGACGCCGGGTCGCCGTCGCGGGCGAGGATCTCGAGGTGCGCCCGGCGAGGGGTCTTTGCCTTCCCCTCGCCGACCGCGCGCTCTAGCTCAAAGTGAGCCTCGGCGAAGGCGATCAGGCCGGTCGCGAGGCCTTCGTAAAATTGCCGAGCTTGTTCGACTGTTTGAGGACTTCCGCCGCGATATCGGCGTTGGTCTGGCAGAGCAGCAGGGCGAGGTCGGGGGTCCACTCCTCGTCAATTCCTTCCCAGCCGACCAGGCGGACGGCGGCGAGGCGCTGGCCGAACGCAATGTCGTCCTCGACCGTGGTGATGTTGTCGCCGGGGCGCGCGGCGTTGGCGTCGGCGTCGCGGATCGCTTCCTGCCGGCGACGGCCGTTAATCAGGGCGTTCACGGCGCTCTGGACGGTCGCGGACTGCCCGCCGAGGACCGAGAGCCGGATGCCGCTCTCTAGGCCGTCCGGGCCGACGTAGTCGAACGTGAACGGGGTTTCCGAGGCCTTGCGGGCGTCGAGGCTGGCGAGCGAGACGCTCTTGCCGTTGATCTTGGTCATATGTCCTCTCGGGGGTCTGGCCTCGTAGGGCCGTGCGGCGTCGGGCGAGCGCCCGGGCCGGGGTAGGAACGGCCGGCAGGTTTCCCCGCCGGCCGCCTGTTGAGCCGTCAGGCCGCTTAGGCCGCCTGGCTGTCGGTGATCTGGCAGATGGTCTGGAAGTGGGCGAGCAGCGCGCCGCCGACCGACGAGGACGGGATCTGCGCGGTGAACGGGTAGGTGCGGATGATCTCCTTTGCCTCGCCGTCGTCCGCCGCGTCGCCGAAGATCTTCAGCTGCGGGATCGAGATCGTGACGAAGTCCGCCGTCTTGCTCGTGCCGTCCGTGATGGCCAGGACCAGCGTGATGACGGTCTGGTTGTCGTAGAGGTCTTGCAGCGTCACGCCGGTGAACTTCGACGTAAACGAGCCGCTGACCATGACCTCGCCGCGGATCAGGTCGCCGATCGCGTTCGACCCGACCTCGGCCTCGCCCGGCGCGATGTTGCCGTCGATGGTGATGCTCGCCCCGGTGATGGTCGTGACCACCCCGTTGACGGTCACGGCGCCGTTGACGGCGGTCAGGACGTTGGTCGTGGTCTCGGCGCTCGGGCTGACGACCGTGGCCGCGCCGGAGCGGGTCCGGTTGAGGCCGGGGACGTCGAAGCTGACGGTCGCGTTGCCGGTCGCCGGGATGGTGATGTCGGCTTTCGCGATCTTGCAGTCGGTGAACTGCTCGAACCGCGCGAGGCCGGTGTAGCACTCCTCGACGGTCCAGTAGTCGTTCGTGTGGCCCGTCGTCGGGGTGTAGGTCTTCTTGCCTTGCAGGGTCACGGTGCAGGAGGCGATCGGGCCTTCCGCGACCAGGGCCGTCGCGGACAGCACCTTGCCGACGAAGACCGTCGCCGAGGTGATCGAGACCACGAGGATGTTGTTATTCAGGTTGGCCGCGTTGACCGAGCCGGCGGTGATCCGGGCGACGTCGCCGACCTTGAGGCCGTCCGTCAGCCACGACCCGGAGGCGCGGGTGACGTTGTTCAGGCCGGACGAGGCGGCGCCGATGGTCAGCGAGAGGGTGCTGATCGCCGAGGCCGGGGCGGCGAAGTCCTTCCGCAGCAGCGAGGCGAATTGCAGCGATTGGGTCAGCGGCGAGATCAGGGCGTCGAGCTTGCCGGCCACCTTCACGATCCCGGCGTTTGCGCCCGTGGACTGCTGGTGGCTGACGATCTCGTTGCTCTCGAACGTGTCGCGGTTGAGCGTGAAGACCGAGTTCGTGCGGCGCATGATGCGCCCGGCGGTCGTCGCGGGGGTGCCGAGCGCGGACTGCTTGGCGAAAACGGTCTGCTTAAGAAGGCCCTGGGCTACGGGCATGAGCGTGATCCTTTCAAACGGGAGGGGATCGGCGGGCTGCGCGCAGTCGCCGGGACCGGACGCGGGGTCGCGCCGGGGTGGTGCCGAGCCGGTGGCGGCTAGGTTGTGATCTGGGCCGAGAAGTAGATGCGGACGGGGACCATCCAGCGGTCGTCATCGCGGCGTCCGGGGACGATCTCGGGCGTCCGGTCAATGTAGGCGGTCACGCCGCTGGCGGTGAACGACAGGGTCTTGCGGAACGTCGTCTTGAGCAGTTCGGCGCGAGCGGTGACGTCCCCCGTGCCGTAGCCGAGGGGGTAGAAGAGATTGACCTGCAAGAACCCGCGCTGGGTGTATTGCCGGCCCGTCTCCGCGTTGTCCGGCTGGGCGAGGAGCAGGCTCGCCTCCTGATAGGGCGTCGCCAGGTCCGGGGGCGTAAAGTCGTCGTTCTCCCAGGCGGTCGCCAGCGGCGGGCTGATCGCGTCGAGGGCGGTCTCAAGGGCGGCGCGGATGGCGACGGCGGTCATGGGGCGAGGCCTCCGGCTGCCTTGTCGACGATCGCGGCGAACTCGAGGACGGTCAGAGCCACCATTCCGTTGGGGGCTTGCAGCTTGCTGTGGCCGTGCTCAAGCGCCCATGCATAGGGCAGGTTGTTTGTCAGATAGAGGACCGTGCCGGCGGCCTTGGCGGGAAGAGCGGCGGCGATGTTCGCGTTCGCGGTCGCGCCCTGGCGGTCGGTCAGGCTCGTGGTGCCCGAGACCGGGCCGCCAACGCCGAGCCGCCAGTTCCCCCGGAACCTGCCCGTGTCGACCGGCGATCGGACGATAATCCGCGACGCGACCTCAAGCGTGACTTGGCGGACCACCTGGTCGGCCCGGTCCCCGGCCTTGGCCGCGAATTGCGAGAGGGCGAGCTCGAACTGACCGGCCACCCTAGACGCCCCGCAGCTGGAGGATGGCGTAGACCGCCTGCCCCGCCGGTGCGTAGGTCTCGACGGCCATGATCCGCCAGTCCGCGCCGCTTTCATACGTCAGGGTCGCGCCGGGCTCCGGCATTGTCAGGACCGCGCCGTCGGTCGTCTTCGGCGAGAGCATGAACCGCCGGTCGCCGGCCTTGACCAGCGCCCCGTCGGTTTCGCGCGACGAGTAGGTGTCCTCGATCCCGGATCCGGCCTGCACATCGAGGGAGCCGCCGGTGGTCTTGCCCGTCGCCGGGTTGTAGGTCCCGCCCGCCGCGCCGCTGATGGTGACCGCCTGCCCGCTCCCGCCAGCCGAGATCGGGGCGAGCTTCGCGGCGGCTGTGTTACGGGCGCGGGTGTCGTAGCGCACCGGGCTAGGCCTTGCTGATCCGAACGCCGCCGGCGCCCGTCAGGAAGGGCGCGAGGAGGCCTTCGATTGCGGGGTAGCGGGTGACGGCGCGCGAGCCGGGCTGATACTCGGTTTCGATCTGGCCGATCTTCTCGCGGAGGACTTCCTGCGCCGTGTCTTCGTTCAGCTCGCCCCCCGACGCGCGCAGGGCAAGCTCGCAGCAGGCGTTGACGACCGGCGCGGGGACGATGTCGTTCGCCCAATAGGCGATGCCGTAGAAGCCGACCCGCTCGACGTCAGCGCGG